AAGTACAATAGCACTTGCATTAGCTTTAATTGCTATTGAAAAAATGCTTTTAACATCTACCACACAAGAAGTTGTTGAGCCTGTCGAAATATGAGCCACACCCAGCACTTTATTAGCGTTATTTAAAAGCATTACGTAAAACATTTCTTGAAGTTCAATTTTGTTTATATCGTAAATAGATTTAAAGACTTTTACCACGTCTTTAGAGTTGACAACTTTTATCCGCTCACTTGGTTTCACTTTTGTTTTGTAGATTAACTCGACTTCCTCGATTTTAAATAAATTTTCCATTGTTTTGTGTTTTTAGGTTAGTAAATATTATATCCAAAATTGTCCCACTTCCAACTAAAATAATCGCTTAAATTATCGTTAATTCTGTTTATTATTCGATATTCTAAATCGTGGGTTAAGTTCCAATTATCGCCCTGGGGTGGATTACTTTTGTAAGTTTCAAGTAATAATTGAACACGCTCCAAAGCTAATTTTAAACTTGTTTCTTTTGCTTTAAAATAGTTAAAATCTTTTTTCATTGTTATTTATAGGTTTAAAGTTGAAATTGAATTTTTAATATCTATTGCCTTTTGTGTAGCAACCATTTTAAGGCTTTGCTCAATATGCTTAATAAAATAAGCCCTAATATTTTCTTTCTGCATATTATTTAAAAAATCAGGCTCATTAATAGTATTGGTAAAATGCTCCATAATACCGTTAATTACTCTTTGTGTTTCGTTATTGGTTTCCATAATTAAAATTTTTAGTTAGTTAATATTGGTAAAAATAAAAAATATATTTTAAAATTAAAAGAAATAATTTAAAAAACATATAAAAGCTACATAATCAATTAATTAAAATAATTATAATATTTAAAAAAATAGTGTTAAATTTGAAAAAATATATTAAATATGAGTTTAAAAACTGAGCTAATTAACATTAATCAGGTTAAAGCAAACCCAAACAATCCCAGGACTATAAAGGACGAAAAGTTTACTAAATTAGTTAAATCTATTACAGATTTCCCGAAAATGTTAGAACTACGCCCAATTATAGTAAATGACGATATGATTGTTTTAGGAGGTAATATGAGATTGAAAGCTTGTAAGGAAGCAGGCTTAAAAAAAATACCGGTAATTAAAGCAAGTGATTTAACACCCGAGCAACAAAAAGAATTTATTATTAAAGACAATATAGGTTATGGGGATTGGGATTGGCAAGTAATACAAACAGAATTTCCGGAGGCTGAAGAATGGGGGTTGGATGTTGTTAAATTTGATATAGATACGGAAGTTGATTATTCTATTTTGGATGAAGAAGATATTAACGACCAGTTAAAAGATATGGCTGATGGAGTAAAAAAAGCAATACAAATAGAGTTTGAGCCCGAACATTACGATGAAGCGTTTGAACTTGTTAAATTTTGGAGGGAACAAAAGTTATACATTGGAGGATTTTTAGTTGAAAAATTAAAAGAAGAAAAGGATAATTTAAATGTGTAGCGTTATTGGATATAAAGGAATTTTTAATGAACAAATAGTAAAAAAATTACTTTATAACAGTAGGATTAGAGGAATACACGCTTTTGGATATTCTTTTTATTCAGAACAAAAATTAATAACTAAAAAATTTATTGAATATAAAAAGTTTGAGCAATCTTTGTTGGAAGATAAACCAAGTTTGTTTATAGCACATTTTAGATATTCAACAAGTGGAGATTATAAAATAATTGAAAATAATCAACCTTTATTAGATAATGATATAGCAATAGCTTTTAATGGAGTAATATCACAAAAAACAAAAGAAGAAATAGAGCAAGAATACAATGTAAAGTTAAAAAGTGATAATGATGGTTACTTATTAATAAATAGATTAGAGGACAAGGAATTTTTATTAAAAAAAAACATATCATACGCTTTAGTTGGATTAAAAGAAAAAAAATTATTTTGCATAAGAAATAAAAATAGACCTTTACATTTATTTGAAGATAAAAACCTAATAATAATTGCTTCAACTAAAGATATTTTAAAAAGGAGCGGAATAAATAATTCAATACAATTATTAGTTAACAAAATGAATTATTATGGTTAGAATAGCTAATAAATTTGACGACCAATTAATAAAAGAAATACATAAACAAAACAAATCAGAATTAGGAAGTTTTAATTTATTCTATGTTTGGGATAAGTACATACAAAAAAAAGCAAATTATAATTATTTAATATGTAATGATTGTAGTTTTGTTCGTTATGGATTTCAAAAAAAATATAAATGTATGGCTTTATTAACTTATAAAGAATATCACGACTTATCAATAAAAGCCAAAGATATTGACCCGTCAGTAATAGCTTTAAAATATATTGCTGATAGATTTGAATTAAATATAAGTCAAAGATACTGGATTGCATTTCTTTACGGAACTAATTATTGTGCAACCACAACTTTTTTGATTTACAATGAATTTCCTGATTTTGAAAATGTCGACTTGAATAGGTTAAAAATTTGGTGGAATAAAAATAAAGAAGGGTTGATATTTCAAACAGATAGATTAAGGATAAAAACATCAAACGAATTTATACCAAGTTATATATCGTATTATAATTTAACTAAAGGAAATCAAGAACAATACTATTCTAGGGCAAAAACTTGGATTGATTGTTATAATAAAATAACTTCTATAAAAAACTTCGGTAGATTTAGTGCATTTAATTATTTAGACGTTTTAAATCAAATTACACCAACAAAATACTCACCAACATATTTAAATATAATAGAGGCAGAAAGTTGTAGAAATGGCATTTGTTATGCAATAGGTAAAGAGGAATGGATTGACAAAAAATTAACAAAACAAATCGCAACAACGCTACATAATCAGTTTATTTACTATCTAAATAATTATGAAGGTAATATTTACCAAATTGAAACTACATTATGTGCTTACAAAAAATACAGAAAAGGACAAAGATATGTAGGTTATTATATTGAAAGAATGAGGAACGAAATAGAAAAAATGCAAAATAGATATAATGAAGGTGTAGCTTGGGAAACATTATGGCAATTTAGAGAAGAAACTTTTGATAAAAAATATTTAAGAGAATTTTTAATATGAAAAATATTTTTTTTATAATTGGAAATTACGGTGTTGGAAAGTCAACAAATATAAGGTACGAAATAATAAAAAAGGAAACTATATTTTTGGAAATTTTCAATAATGTATGGATATTAGGAGAAACAACAGAAGGGGCTGATACATTAAGCAAGTATAAAAAGGAAGATATAATTAACAAAGTTGTAGAAAATAAGACTAAAAATATAATTATAACGGGGAATTATTATTGCCAATATGTTGATTATGAAAAACTTGCAAAGCATTTTAATTTAAAAACAATTTATTTAAAAACAGATTTTGTTACAAATGCTAATAGGATAGCAAAGAGAGGAAAAAATATAAACGTAGAAACGTATAACCAAAAACTAAAAAGTCATTTAAGTTTATTGAACAAAGTAAAAAAAATGTCTAAAATTTTTATTGTAGATAATAATAAAGACATTGAGATAGTAAAACCGTTTATTAAAAAAATAATACTAAATGAAACAAATTGAACTTATTAAAATACCTCACAACGTAAAAGTTGGAGATATTTGCGGAGATATTAAGCCTAACATAACAGAAGATACTTTGTTTTTAGAAAAAGGTGAGCCTATTGGTTTCTATATTAAGGACATTTCGAAGTATTCCGAAAAGGCATACAAATTAGCAGATTTATCAAATAAAGAATTTTTAAGCAAAGGCGTACCAAAAAAAATAATGAACAGAACAAGCGGGGAAACAGGAAAAACAAAAAGAGTACAACAGTTCAGCGCAATATTGGGTGGCGTACCTCCAAGACCCCATATGAAAAGACCATACCCAAGTATTAGTTCTGTTCATCAAGTTAAATCTGCTCAAACTTTTATTAAAGCTATGATATTGTTAGCAAACGAAAGCGAGGAGATAATAAAGCTTTTAACCCCAAACGTATGGGAAAAGCAAAAGGCAATATTTGACGAAAAAGTAGACAAGAAATGGAGGTTTGGAAACATTTGGACATCTTCAATTTCTAATTACAATATATCAGCACCTTTCCATAGAGACGCAGGTAATATAGAAGGCTGCGTAAATGTTATCATAGCCAAAAAGAAAAACGCAACTGGAGGAAACACAACTGTACCTGATTACGGTGCTACAATGGATAGTTGCGATAACTCAATGTTAGTTTATCCAGCTTGGAAAAATCTACACGGAGTAACACCTATAATACCTATTCACGAAGGAGGTTACAGAAACTCTTTAGTGTTTTATCCATTAAAAGCTTTTGTAGGACTAAAATAATTCTTTTAATTCACCGAAAAAACACCGATTATGGCAAAAAGAGAAGACAATTTAAAACCAGCTTGGAAAAAAGGCGAAAGCGGTAATCCTGCTGGTAAGCCTAAAGGGGTTCAACATAGCAAAACAAGACTATTAAGATTACTTCAATTAATGCAAACTAAAACTAACCCAGTAACAGGCGAAAAGGAAGAATTTAGTATTGCCGAACAGATGGATATGGCAATTTTAGCTAAAGCCTTAAAAGGTGATATAAGAGCTTATGACGCTATATTAGACCGTTTAGAGGGAAAACCTCAACAAACCATAACCAACGAGGGAGTACAAGCAATAAAGATTATCCGTAAATAATGGAAATAGAATTATCACTTCCTACATTACACCCTAAACAATTTTATATCATTGAAAACGCTAAACGTTACAATGTGTTAAAATGTGGTCGTAGATTTGGTAAAACTATTCTTACACAGGAATTAGCTATTCAACCTTTATTAGATGGCAAGTATGTTGGATTATGGCAACCAACTTATAAAGACTTGCACGATGTTTGGATTGAATTAAAGCATACTTTACAACCAATTATTCAAACTAAAGACGAAAGCGTAAAGCAATTAAGGTTAATTACTGGTGGTGTTTTAGATATGTGGAGCTTAGAAGACCCTAACAATGGGAGGGGTAGGAAATACCATAGAATAATAGTAGATGAGTGCGAAAAAGCTAAAAAGTTTGAGGAGGCTTGGAAATTAGCCATACAACCAACCTTAGCCGATTATGGGGGTGATGCTTGGTTTATGTCAACTCCTAAATTTGGAATGACTTATTTTAAATCATTAACCCGTAAATCACAAACAGACGACCGGTGGAATAGTTGGGTATTTTCTACTTACGATAATCCTCATATCCCAGTTAAAGAAATTGACGAACTTAAAAACCAAATGGATGAACTTTCGTTTGTTTGTGAAATTATGGCTCAGGATGTGGATATGGTAGACAAACCTTTTGCTTATGCTTTTAACTATGAGAAACACGTAAAAGAATGCGAATTTAATCCTGAATACGAACTTTATTTATCTTTTGACTTTAACCACGACCCCGTTACTTGTATTTGTGCTCAACTAATTGACGGGCAGTTGCGTATATTTAAAGAATACAAATTAGCCAATTCAAACATTTATGAACTTTGCGAAAGGATAGTTACAGATTTTAGCGATGCGTTGTTAATTGTTACAGGCGATGCTACCGGTAATAACACTTCTGCAATGGTAAGGGATAGTATAAATTATTACAAGATAATTATACAGCTTTTAAATATTAGCAGAAACCAAGTTAAAGTACCAACTGTAAACCCTCGTATAGAACAAAATAGAACGCTTTTAAACAGCGTATTACAAAGAGGAAACGTTATTATAAGCCCAGAGTGTAAAGGTCTTATATTTGATTTAAAGTATGTCCAGGTAGACGATGTAGGTAAGATAATAAAAGACCGTTCTACCGAAGCAGCCAAAGCGGATTTGTTAGATTGTGGACGCTACCTCATAAATTTAACCCATAAAGATTTTATAAAACAAATAAATGATAACACAAGCGATAATATGTAGCCTATTTTGTGCAGGCTTATGGTCAGTAACTAAGTATGAATATTATAACGGTAAGATTTACGGTCTTATTGGAGCGCCATTAGGTAAGTATGCAAACGATAATCTACCTTATTACATTTATAAACCCTTAATAGGATGTATTAATTGTATGGCTTCTTTTTGGGGTGCTTTGTTTTATTGTTACAAATACTACCACTCTTTTAACTTTATTAATTTGATTATTTTTATTTTTGTTGTTAGTGCTTTAAACGGTATTTATGGAAAGTATATTGAAAGCTAAAGACTTCTACGAGCAAAAAAGATGTTCCTGCGGTGGCACGCTTACAATAACTTTTCTAAAAATTAATAGTCCGGTAATGGTAAAAATTAAGCCTAAAAAACATTATTTTGAAATATTTGTATCCAATAAACTGGCTTATAAAGGAATGGAAACAGATTTAATTAACGTTATTAGTAATTATGTGGACTAAGCTAAAAACTATCATTACAGGTAAGTTTAACAACTTACAACAAACTGAGATTAACGCTAAGGTAAGTGAGTTAATAGCCGAAAAGATAAAAATCGAAGCACAATATATTGAAAAGCACACAAAGGATAAGTATAAGATTGTTAAGGCTTTTGAATTTGGAGGTAAACAGTATTTTCAATTTGAAGACGTTTTTAATGTGGCGGTAGGTCGTGGAATGGTAGCCAGCGAATACTACAACGAATTTAGTATGAGGTGTAGTCGTGAGTTCTTACAAGCGCATTGCACAGCTATTCACAACGCTATTAATAATAAAAACGGAATACAGATAAGTGAAATTGCAAAACTATCTAATCAATTAAAGGAACGTTTAGACCTTATATTTGATGTGGAATTAATGTATAAGTTAGCTTCCGTTATCTATTTTGATGAAAACGAAAGCCCTTATAATTACGACTTTAAATATAATTTAGAAAAGATTAAAACCTGGAAAGAATTAAAGCTCAGTGATTTTTTTTTGCAAGTGCCAATGAACGATATAATACCCTTAACGGGTTTATCCGAGCAAGATTTGGACATTTATACGGAGGTGAGCAAAAAGATAAACAAACATCACTTGGAAAGCATTTTTACGATGTTGTCCGAGAGGGACAAGAGCAAAGATTTTTACAAGACCATCGCCTCGCAACTGAATACGGCTACGATTTAAGCGGATTATCTAAGATAACTGTTTATGAGTACCATTTATTGTTAGAGGATTACGACAGACAAATAAAGGCAATGGAAGCCTTAAAAACCAAAGAATAATGGATAATGTTGTAATAAGATTAATAGTTGAGGGCAACACTAAAAAAGCAGTTGACGAATTAGAGAACTTAACGGAGGAAGAAAAAAGGGTAAAGAAAGAATTTGACAACGCAAAGAAAGCAGCCGATAACTTTGGTAAAGAAGCAGCAGAAGCAGGTAAAAAAGCAAATAAAGGGGCTAAAGATGCTAAAAACGGTATTGTAGATTTAAACAAGCAATTAGATAATTTAAAAAGTTATATAATAGGTGCTTTTTCAATAGGAGCGATAACAAGTTTTACAAAATCAATTATACAAACAAGGGGAGAATTTGAAAGATACGAAGCAGTATTAAAAAATACTTTAGGTTCAAGTAATGCCGCTGAATTAGCAATGCAGCAAATACAAGAGATTGCAGCAAAAACTCCTTTTAGTGTATCAGAACTTACAGCATCTTATGTTAAATTAGTTAATCAAGGTTTTAAGCCAACAAGTCAAGAAATTATAAAATTAGGAGATGTTGCAGCAAGTCAAGGTAAATCTTTTGACCAATTAACGGAAGCTATTATTGACGCTCAAACAGGAGAGTTTGAACGTTTAAAAGAATTTGGTATTAGAGCAAGTAAAGAGGGTAATAAGGTTACTTTTTCTTTTAAAGAACAAAAAACACAAGTAGATTTTACAAACGAAAGTATAAGAAATTACATTTTATCATTAGGAGATTTAGAGGGTGTTTCTGGAGGTATGGCTGCTATATCTGAAACATTAAACGGAAAAATAAGCAATTTAGGAGATAGTTGGGATAGGTTATTAAATAATTTAGGTAAAGCAAACTCAGGTGTTATAAAAGGAGCTTTTGATGCGTTAGGAAATGCAATTAACAGTTTAGCCGAAGAACAAGAAGTGTTAAACGAGTTAGATAGATTATTTGCAATAAGTTCAGCATCTATGGTTGATTTATATGGTGGTTTAATTTTAGGGTTAAAAGATTATAGAACAAATGTAAATAGTACTGCTAAATCGGTAAACGATTATAACAAAGCTATTTTAAATTTAACCGAACGAAAAAATAATTTAACTGGCCCAATAGCTAAAGTTAAAAGAGAAACAATTATTTATAATGATGTAATAAATAAAATAGCACAAGACAAAAAAGATTATTTAATTACTTTAGATAAAGAAAAGAAAAAAGAAGAGGAAGCAGCCAAAGCAAAAGCAGCAGCAGCAGAAGCAGCAAAGAAAAAAACAAGTGCGTATGATGAATTAAACGCTAATATTTCTAAATACACAAAATATTTATTAGATGAATTAACATTAAAACATAAAATAAATAGTGCGGATGTTAAAAGGCTTAATCAATTAGAAGAAGAAAAACAAGCAATAGACGAGCAGTTAATTAAATTAAAATTTTTACAAAGTTTAAAAGATAAACCATTAACTCATATTGACGATGGTAGTGCGGTAGTAACAGAAGAAGAAAAAGCACAATTAATTGACAAACAAGTAGAAAGCACAAAAAAATTAGCAAAAGCCGTAGAAGAAAATAACGAAGACGATTTAAAGGCTTTAGATGAAATACTTAAAAAGGAAGCAGAAAGAAAACAAATAATTATAGAATTAATAAACTTAACCTCTACATTAGCCAACGCATATTTTGAGCAACAACTCCAGCAAATAGCAATAGAGAGAGATGCAAGGCTAAAAATGATTGAAGACGAAAAGAAGGCACGCATTGAACAAGCCGGTATTACTAATCAAAAAAGGTTAGAGTACGAACGTCAATTTGAGTTAGAGCGTCAGCAAGTTTTAAAAGAAGCGTTTGAGCAGGAAAAGAAATGGAAAAAGCAACAAGCCATTATTAACGGTGCTTTAGCTATTACCAATATCTTAGCCACTACCCCTGACCCTACTGGAATAATAACAGGTATTAGAATAGGTGCTGCAATAGCTACAACGGCAGCACAAGTGGCGGCAATAGACGCACAAAAATTTGAGAAAGGTGGTTGGATAGGTGGTAAACGTCATAGAGATGGGGGTACTTTAATAGAAGCCGAAGCAGACGAATTTGTAGTAAACCGCAAAGACGCACAAGCAAATAAAGGCTTATTAGAAAGCTTAAACAAAGGAATGAGCGAAAAGTATATTTACGATAAATACGTGCTTCCTGCAATACTTAACAAGTCTTTAAATCAAGTAAACCAACAAGGTTTAGCTGATAATATAGCCAACAGTCTTAAATACCAAATGTATGATGACCACTATTTAAGAAAAACGTTTAAACAAGCTTCTATGCAGTCAGCCGAATACATAGTAAGTAATTTAAAGTACACTCAAAAGCCATCACGTTATGTTTAGTTACCAATACTATTTAGATACTACTTTATTTGACGGTGCAGACTACCCAATAAAAGATATTGAGGAGTTTGAGGAGGTTTTGGAACGTGATTACGACAAAAGGGGAATACTTGTTAAATATCCCACACGAATAGCGTTTGTAAACAGTGCTTATGATTACATTAAAAATGTAAGGGATACCGATACATTTTGCGGTGAAATAGACTTTAAATTATTAATAGGCAGGGAAAACAACACGTTTGAGGAGTACCAAATAGGCAAAATTTATGTTTCTACTTCTACATTTAATTTAAACGATTGTACGGTAGAGTGTGAGGTTGTGGATAATTCATATTTTGCTAAAATACTAAACAACTATAAATGTGAGGCTTTGCTTGCTTCCAATAAAAGCAAAAACAATGTAACAATAACTCCTTGTCCTTACATAGAAATAAAGCCGTTTGACCCCAGCACAGGCGGAAATTTAGCAGATAGCAGGTATGGTGTAGATGTTTACGATGCTCTTAAATTCTTAGTACAATTTATGAGTGATGGGGAGATAACATTTCAAAGCGATTGGTTTGATAATAACGTACCGGGTACTGATTGGAAAACAGGAGTAGGTAATAATGGTATGTTAATTATTAATGGTGAAGCGTTAAGGGATACAACGGGAAGTAGTGTTAAAGCTGAGGTATGGATTACGTTTGAGAAATTATTTAAGAATGTATCTAAATTGCTTAATCTTTGGTTTTATATTAAACGAAATGCTGACGGTAGTTTAACGATGAAAGCAGAGCGTTATAATGTATTTCAAAACGATAATATACTGGCTACATTTAGATATACAACTGATTTAGAATTAAGTTTTGATAATACTAATCTTTATGCAGCGGTTGAAGTAGGAAGCAATACTAATAATTACACTATTACAACCGCGGACTACATAGGCTATATTCCTGCTCTAACGTTTTATCCTGAAACTTACAATGTGGCAGGGCAATGTAATAACGCAAATACTTTAGACCTTAAAAGCGAATTAGTAACTGACCATAATTTAATAGTATATCAAACCTTACAAGCAACAGACGATAATAATTACGATAATTACCATTATTTAGTATTATACGATAATAGTATGAGCAATCCACACGATTGTAACAAATACGATACATTTAAAAACCCTCCATACGGTTATTACAATAGATACTTAATGAATGATTGGGTATTAGAAATGACAGACTTTCACGGTGAATTAGTTAAAAATAACAATCCAGGAGATGTTTTGTTTAATGTTTATAATAATTCAAGTGTCTTTAATTATGACGATAATTTAAACCCAATACCAGCCGTTATAAATGAAATTATACCTTTTGATACTGAATTAGCTGACCCTGGAAATGATTTTAATACTTCAACTTATAAATGGACTTGCCCTGCTGACGGTTTTTATTCTTTTAATTTAAAAGTAGTATTTGAGATTACTAAATTTAAACAATATAACGACCCTGCTCATACCGGTACATTTAGCCCAATTATAGCTTATTCGTCTATTGTTGCAACCCCAAACATCGCTTCTCCAATAGTATTAGAGGTTACAAATATATTCGAGGGTACGTTTACTTATAATGTAACTTTTGCAGACTTTTATAAAACAGGGGATATTGAGTGGGTAGATTTTACTTTACAGATATTGCAAGTTTTACCTCCTCCAGTCACTCCGCCACTTCCAACGTATTATGAATTTGATTTTGAATTAACAGGAAGTCAACTAATAATGGATTATTCAACAAACGGAGGAATTTTAAAACCAAATGATAAAGATAACATATTAATTAATAAATTTGCATTTAAGAGTAATATCAGTTATTCAAATTGGAACTCAATAAAAGTGAACGCAGACAAAGCATATCAGTTGTTTATATCGCAGAATGATGTTACAAAGGCTTGGGCAAAAAGCATTAGAAGAAAAGTCCTATCGGGAAATACAAACGTAGAACTTATAACCAATAATATTAATTATTAATGGGATATGTATTTAATAACAACCAGCCAGTAGTTTTTAATTATAATAACGGATTTTGTGGAACTATACAAAGAGAATATTGTATATTAAAAGAAAATAACGATAGAATAAGCACTCAATTTAAACTTGCCCCATTAACGGTTAATCAAACCATTAATCCTACGTTTACGCCCAGCGCAGAAAAAATGACTAATTACTCATTTACTGGAAGCGCAACAGGTTGGACTTTAACAGGTGGTTGGGGATATGGAATAAATAATGTAGCAACCATAACCGCAGGAACAGTAAGTCAATCAGTACCTGGAATAGTAGCAGGTAAATCTTATTACATAGAAATGGTATTTGAGCCAACTTCATATGGTGCAAGTCCAAATATGACGTTAAGCATAGGCGGAACAACATCGTCTAATTTAGGCACTTTAGCAGTTAGTCAGCTTTATTATGCTGCTGGATATTTTAACGCAACAAATACAAATAATTTAATAGTAACTAATAACGGAGATTGGCGAGGTATAATTTACTCTATATCTGTAAAAGAAGTAGGCTGGAATGTAGGTATAAATGGTTTTAATTGGATAAATACTGTCCCTGTTACAGTGGATTGGGTTGTTTCAAATAAAGCGCAGCATACGCAAGGCAATACAACGGTTTTATTTATTCAATTTCTCAATTATATTTATAATTTAACTGTTGGAGATACTTATAAAATTGTAGTAACGGTAACCGATGTAACGGAGGGAAGTGTAGGAGTTTATTTAGGTGGCACGTTAGTAGGTACAATAGACCAAAACGGAGTTTATATTTATACAGGAACAGTAACGGCAAGCCTTTTCACTCCTTTATATTTTGCTCCAACAAGTAATTTTAACGGGTCAATAGATAATCTATACGCTTATAAGATACCTGATAATTTTGATATTGGGGTATTTGATTTAGACGATAACTTTATAAAATTAGTACCCTCAAGCGAAATTACACAAATAGGCGATTGGGTGTATGTAGAAACATCGGGTAGTGATTTAAGTTTAGCGGAGGGGTGTTATAGGTTAAAACTTACTGATACATACGAAACAACGTCTTATAAACAATTAATAACAAATGGTAATTTTTCAAGTGGCGGTACTGGTTGGACTGGAACATCAGGAGTTACATTTGGAACCGATGCAACAATATTAAGTGCAGATAGCACGGATATTGAAACCTTATCGCAAACCATTACTATTGATGCGTGTTTACTTAATAAGTCATTAACAGGTAGTTTTAAATTAAGAATAGACACAGGAGGTATTTTAACGGTTACAATTAGAGGTAAAAATACTTTAACTGTTTACGCAACGGCAACAATAACAACTTCAGGGCCTAAAGTAGCTTCATTTACTCCAACTGATGACACAGAAATAGAACTTATATTTAGTTTAGTTTGTGAAGCTCCAAAAGTAAATCAAGATTGTAATATTGACGATGTATCTTTATTTGGTAACGGTTGCGACCTTAATTATTTATATGAGAGTAACTGTATAAACATAAAAGCAGAACACGAATGTACTAAGGATTTCGAGTGGTACAATACCAAAAACGCTTTTAATTTTAATTATGTAGATTTTGCAACAAAGTTTAATTTACGTATCCATTGCGATTTCGGTAAATGGTCAAGTAAACAGACCTGGAATATTTGGAAAAACTACAATTTGAATAGTACGGTAGTTGCTGGTGACTCAACAGAAATGTTTGAGATTAAGACTGAAATGTTACCCGAAAACGTACACAGGGCTTTAGCTATTGCAAGGATGCACGATAATTTCTATATTGATACAATAGAAACTTATGCAGACGCTACCGATTACGAGCCTGAGTGGACTGAAAAAAATAAAAACTTTGCAATCGTGAGATTTGATGTATGGCAACAAGGATTAAGAACAAATGCCTGCGGTATTGACCTTACTTCTCCTACCGATGAAGCATTGTTGATTGACCCAATAACTGGTGAATGTGTAATATCTTTAGAATAAATGAAAGGAATACTATTAATAGCAGCAGGTCATCCGTATTATGGTAAAATGGCGGTTAATTTAGCTTTAGGGCTAAAAAATACACAGCCAGACGTAAATATTACTTTAGCGTACGAAAGTACTGCTATAAGCCATTTAAACGCAAATGAAAGGGCTTTGTTTAATTTAATAGAGATACCGAAAGAGTATTATCATAGGTCAGGGATATTAAAAGAATACATTAAAATAAAAACACATTTAAACGACCTTAGTCCCTATGAAGATACAATTTATTTAGATGTGGATATGGTTTGGAATACTAAACCAGTATCGGAGTTATTTGAAAGTTTAAAGGATAAAAATTTAGTTATACAAAATAGAGGTTTTTGCGATATGGCAGAACCTAAAGAGGATTATAGTTGGTGGTGTAACATTAAAGAATTAGGCGAAAAGTATAAGATTAAAAAAGGCAAATATTATTCTTTTAGTTCGGAGTTTATTTACTTTAAAAAAGGTAAGCAAACGGATAAATTCTTTAAACAAGCGAAAGAAAATTACGAAGAGTTAAAAATTAATTATACAATGTTTGGGGGTGGTATTCCAGATGAGTTAATATTTAGTTTAACAAGTTTGCAATTAGGTTTAGCGCAGCCTATTGAATATTACACCCCTATTTATTGGGAACAGGCAGAAAATAGGAAATTAAACGGTGCAGGTTTAAATCAGTACTATGCTTATTCAATAGGTGGTTCCAGTCAATCGAGTAAAGAACAAGTAATTTATAATAATTTAGTGCAATATCACGCAAATAAAATGGGTTTCGTTAACTTGTGGAAAGCGAAAAATAAAAGAGAATATTTACCACAAAGACAAAGATTATAATGCAACCGACAAAAGACTTTATAGAATATTACATTGCAGGTCGTAATTCATACACAGCAAAAAAAGAAGCAGTATTTTATCAACACAAAACAACTTTTCATTTTGAGGGTTATGATGTTGATGCCGATAAGCCAAACCCTTATTTTAAATTTTTAATTGATAGGTCAAGACCTGGCGAGAATGAGGAAATAAAAGCATACCGAAGAAGTATTTATAAATCAGTAACCAAAAGCCCTTGTGATAAGGTAGTAAATTCTTTAAAAAAGATTGTTAAAGCACCTGACTTTAAAATTGATTACAAAGAAAGCTACGTACCGGCTATTGTAAATGAAGAAGAAACATTGGAGGAATATTGCGAAGAATACTTACCTATTTACAGAAGCGTTATAAATTGGTTTTTACAAGTAGGTTTAAATTCTAATCTTACAGACCCGAACGGTGCTATTGTAGTACTTCCATATAATTACGAAGTTAAACCCAATGAGTATGTTAAGCCTTTGCCTTATTATATTAGTAGTGAAAACATTTGCCACTATAAAGAGGGCGAGCATATACTTTATAAATCGGATAAAGTTTATGAATATTATAACAAAGGGCGTAAATACACCGATAACATATTTATTTATATCGACAAAGAAGAGATTTACGAGATTAAAAAAATAGATTTTGACGGTCAATACGAAGTAAAATTAGTTTATAAATTAAACTTTAATAAACTTCCAGCATTTCGTCCAGGTGGTATACATTGGAAAATGATTGACAACTTACCGCTTTATAAATCGTTAATTGATGGAATGTTGCCTTATTTAGATATTGCAGCACGTGAATGGTCAGACTTAGAAGCCGAAGTAGTACAACATATGTATTCTACGATGTGGTATTATGCTTCGCAGGATTGTACGGATTGCAAAGGGTTAGGTAAAATAAGCAGAGCAGGAAAACAAGTTGTTTGCGGAACGTGTGACGGTAGTGGTAAAATGAAGTTTAGCCCTTATCACTCTATTAAAGTAAACCCCCAACAATTCGGAGAAAACCCAATACCAACACCACCAGCGGGATATATTCAAAAGTCAACGGAGATAGTAAAGGTACAAGATGAGCGTATTAAATCGCATATTAAAAACGCTTTAGGTGCTATTCATATGGATTTCTTAGTAAATGCAGACCAAAGCGGTATAGCTAAGGCTTACGATAGGGACGAACTTAATAATTGGGTTTATGGGTGTGCTTATCATTTTGTTTGGAATATTATTAAACCAGTTTACGAATTAATAAACGATTATAGATATTATTTTATTGTACCCGATACTTATACAAGAGATGAAATGCTTCCATTTATAAGCGTACCAACTAAATTTGAATTAATAACCGCAAACATAATAGGCGACCAAGTAAAGCAGGCACGTGATGCTCAAATGGACTCTACTATTATTAACGAGTTAGAATGGGAATACGCTCGCAAAGCATTTAACAACGATAAAATAGTTTTGGGTAAAATGTATGCTGAGAAGGTACACGACCCATTTAGTACATTAGATGCTGAGGCAATAAGTAATCTATATTTAACGGGTGAAATACCTCAAATAGATTTTGTTTTAAGTACTTATATTACTTCGTTTATTGAACGTGCAATTGTTGAAAATGAAAACTTTTTAGAATTGGGATATAGTGAACAAAATGCTATATTAGTAAAGTATTCAACCGAAAAGATTGCACAAAAATCGACAAGCAATGCAATAAAAACGGAAATAAAAACAGAGGATATAAACGTAAATAAAGATACTGAAAATGTATAGTTTTACTTCAGATAGCAAATTTTTTATAATAACCGATGGGGTTGAAAATTGGAAATTAGAAAAAAACCAAGTTTCTTTTAAATGGGTTAACGAATTGGTTATAATAGATAAAAACGGTATGCATTATAAAAACTTACCTTATACTCAAATAGTAGGTAATTTTTCAAGTGCTGCAAATGCCGTTAGTTACTTAGAAACATTAGTAAATAGTGGTATATCAATAAATACAACTGGATTAGCTACAAGTGCAAAGCAACAACAAATGATAGCTTTATTGCAACAATTGGTTAATTGTAGTTGCAATACTCAGCCTTGTGGCTCAAATGGTTATGTTCAAACAATTTTATTAGCGTAATGGAAAAAATAATAATAGGTGTAGGTTATGGCTCATATAGTTTTGATGCTGCTTTAAAACAAGTTACGATAAGCGGTGTTACTACTGTTACAATAGAGCAATTTTTATTAATAGTTAATGTAACTCAGGATACTGTTATATATAATCCTACTTGTACTGATTTAGGTGGTACATTATCGGGTAGTGTTTTAACTTTAGATTATGATACTACTTTATTTAATAATACAGATGATTTACAAATTCATTTTGCATTAAATACAACAACGGATAATTCTCCAAGTCTTTTAGCTACTGAAGCAACATTATTAGATATAAACGAAAATTTAACTACTGGAATTATAGTAGAGCCAGTACACGATGATATATTAGGTGTTGCGGTTAGTGGAACAAGAAATAATCAAATAGAAGTAAGCTTTGATACTGCATTTGATAGTTCGGTAGTAACCAATACACATACAAGCACAGGTAGCGCAACAATATCAAACGGACACGCTTTATATTCAACAGGAACAAACGCTAATGGTACTTCTAAAGGGGTTTCAGTTATTACTTTAGATTATAGACCAGCGCACGAGGTATATGTTTATTTTCCTGCTGCTTTTACAACTCCAACAAGTGCAAATTCAAACCAAAGATTAGGTTTATACGATGCAAATAATGGTTTTTTTATAGGGTATAATGGTCTTAATTTTGGTGTTACTAAAAGAACAAGCGGTAGCGATACATTTACAAATAGAACAAGTTGGAATACCGATTTACTTACAGGATTAGCAAGTAGTAAATTTACACGAAACGGAACACCAGAAGCAATTAACTTAACTTATTCTAATTTATTTAGAATTAGATTTGCGTGGTTAGGTTCTGCTTCGGTAGTATTTGAGGTGTTTTCTCCTGATGGGAAATGGGTAATTTTTCACACTTTAAAAGTTCCAAACAGCCAATTAAACCCATCCATAACAACTCCTAATTTACCGATAACTTTAGAAGTGCTAAAATCGGGTGCAGATGCAACCAACTTAATTGTTTATACTGCTTGTTGGGCTGCCGGTACTACTTCAAACTATTCTAAAATAACAGATACTCTTACCGATAATACTTTAGCTAATT